CACGAGCAGACGCTTCTCAGATCCGCGCATGGATGCGAAGTGGTTTAAGGTGTTTCCAGACAAACTAGAGTTCTCCGAGGACTATGTGATCTGGGTAGATGGATCGATAAGAATCACGAGTCCTGACTTTGTGGGTTACATGATTGACCAAGCAGGGGATACGATGGCAGCGTTCCATCACCCCTGGAGGACTTGTATTTACCAGGAGGCCGGAGAGTGCTGGGATATGGTGAAGTATCGAGATCAACCCATTCTCGCCCAGGTCGAGCACTATCGGGAACAAGGATGGCCGGAAGATGCTGGTCTTATTGCTGGCGGGGTACTGTGTTGGAAGCGGAGCTACATCAATCCCCAAGCTAACCAGGATTGGTGGATCGAAATGATGAAGTGGACGCTCCAGGATCAACTGTCGTTTCCGATCATTGCTGACAGAAACGGGTTGGAGGTCAATGTGTGTACAGAAAACCTCATGACCAACAAATACTTTCAAGTGGTAGCAGGCCATAGGATGCACGAATATGAAAAAAGTTCCGATACTGATTTGTACGGTAGGGAGTCCAAGTCTTGAAATCACGTTGTCGTCAATCAAACTTTACGCCAAAGAAGCGTCGATATATCTGTCAAGTCGAACCGAGACAATGGACGAACGAATTTACAGATGGGTACTCAACTCGGCGGGTAACTTTGGGGATGCCTACAACCGGATTATGGACGATGCCTTCCAGCACCACGATGCAGTCATCATTGCCAACGACGACATCTGCCTGACTCCAACGTCTTACAGACTCTTACTTGAGGATGCCGAGCATCTTGAGAAGGCAGGGCATAAGATCGGGGTGTTAGGTGCGAGGTCGGATTACATCTTAGAGGCTCAGAATATCCGTTTCGAGGGTGGGGCCAGAAATGGGTTGAAATGGGCGGAAGAACAGACAATCAAAGAGACTGGCGTTATTGCGCCGATCTTTGCTTATGTGACAAAGGAAGCCTTCCAAGCAGTCAGGTTTCCACCGATAAATTGGTTCTCAGACAACGTCTTTTGTCATACACTAACAGTATTAGACTTTAGGCATTTCGTATCAAGGGCTTACGTTCATCACGCTGGCAGTCAGACAGTCGGCAAGGATGACCGTAAAAACCTCATGGAGGCTTCACGATGGATGTGGAAAAACGAACCAGGGATAGCAAGGCACTACAGAATCCCTACCGAATGAAGGTTCCTCCGGTTCCGATCAGGTACGACAGGAAGGTGGGTATCCCTATGCAACCTCCGAAAGGTAAAAAATGAAGGGCTTGCTCTCACCTAAAGTCATGATCGTCATCAAGCAAAAAGAAGACGAAGAAAACGAGTGTCCGCTGCCGACTCAAGACGAGAAGCTGAACGAGGAAAACAAGCAGATCGCTAGGGAAGATGGTATGTACGGCCCTGAACGAGAGGGCGATACTCAATTCTGGCGCGATCTAGGTGCAAAGTGGCGTATCTCTGCAAGCCAAGCTCAAGAGAGGCGCTGCGAGAATTGTGGATATTTCGACATGGAGATGCAGGATTGTCTACCTGAAGGTGTCGGGTACTGCCACGAGTGGAACTTTATGTGTGCGCCTGAGAAATCTTGTATGGAGTGGAAAAGTGAAGAAAACGAAAGCGGAGAAGAAGATCTCCAAGGTGATGACTGAGTACAACAAAGGTAAGTTGCACTCTGGAAGCAAATCTGGTCCGGTAGTTAAGAGCCGAGCCCAGGCGACCGCGATAGCATTGGCAGAAGCTGGTATGAAGAAGAAGAAATGAAAGGCTTATACGCAAATATTCACGCCAAGCGTGAACGCATAGCCAAGCAAAAGGCTGCTGGCAAGACTCCAGAGAAGATGCGTAAGCCTGGGAGTCCTGGTGCGCCAACGGCTAAGGCTTTCAAAGAATCAGCTAAAACGGCTAAGAAATGACTGCAGCCTGGACTCGTAAGGAAGGCAAGAACGCCAAAGGTGGCCTCAACGAAAAGGGCCGGAAGTCTTACGAGCGTGAGAATCCTGGGTCTGATCTAAAGGCTCCTGTTAAGTCAGGCGATAACCCGCGTAGAGCGTCTTTTCTTGCGCGAATGGGTAACATGCCAGGCCCAGAGAGAAAACCTGATGGAAGCCCTACCAGGCTGCTCTTGAGTCTAAAGGCGTGGGGCGCAAGTTCTAAGGCTGATGCGAAAGCAAAGGCTAAGGCTATCTCGGCGAGGAATAAAAACCGATGACCTCCAACGGAGAATACGGTGAGTCAAGTAGAAAAAGTTTTGATAGAAAAGCTCATTCCTTACGCAAGGAACGCAAGAACACATGACGAAGCGCAGGTCTCGCAGATTGCGGCTTCCATAAAAGAATTTGGGTTTAACAATCCAATCCTCATCTCCGACGATTACTCAATCATTGCTGGCCACGGAAGGCTTGCCGCGGCGAGAAAGCTAGGGTTAGCAGAAGTTCCTGTTATCAGACTGTCTCATTTAAGCGACACTCAACGTAAGGCGTATGTGCTTGCTGATAACAGGCTTGCGCTAAACGCAGGGTGGGATAACGACTTACTTAAGCTAGAGTTGATCGAGCTAAAAGCAGAGGACGTTGACCTCGAGATGCTTGGGTTCTCCGTAGAGGAGCTAGACGGTCTCTTAAATGCGCTCGAGCCAACAGAGGGATTAACGGACGAGGATGCTGTCCCTGAGCCTCCAGAAGAACCTATTACGAAGCCTGGGGACATTTGGATATTAGGCAAGCATAGGCTTATGTGTGGCGATAGTACGAGCGTGGATGCGGTTGATAAACTGATGGATGGCGGCAAAGCCGACATGGTGTTCACTGATCCGCCCTATGGCATGAAATTAAACACGGACTATTCGGACATCAAGGGAAGCGCAAAAGCCAAAATCAAAAACCTAGGCGGCAAAAAGTACGGCAAGATTATTGGCGACCATGACGACTTCACCCCTGACCTAATCAATACGGTGTTTAGCTGCTTCCCTTATGTAAATGAGGTATTTCTTTGGGGGGCCGACTATTACGCCGAACTCATCCCAAACAAGAATGACGGAAGCTGGATAGTCTGGGACAAGCGCGGGAGTGAGGAAGCAGACAAAATCGTTGGGTCATGCTTCGAGCTTTGCTGGTCAAAGCAAAAGCACAAAAGGGACATTGCGCGGGTAAAGTGGATGGGCGCATTCGGTCATGCTGACGCCCGAAACAGGGTTCACCCGTCGCAGAAACCTCTCGCGCTTTGCAATTGGTTTTTTGAGAAGTGGGGAAAAGATAACTATTTAGTTGTTGACCTATTTGGCGGCAGCGGCAGCACTTTGATTGCATGCGAGAAAACAGGTCGGTCTTGTCGAATGATGGAACTAGACCCAAAATACTGCGATGTCATCGTCAAGCGATGGGAAGAATTCACCGGACAGAAGGCAGAATTAGTTAGTGGGCACTAACTTTCGGAGTTAAAAATATGCAGGGCGTGTTGCATGAACCAACGGATGAGAACAGAAAGCTAGTCAGAGGGCTGGCCGCGGTTGGCGTTCGTCACGAGGATATTGCCGCAAAGGTAGACCTAAGCGCGGATACGCTTGTCAAGTATTACAAGAGGGAGCTTGATGATGGTCGCGTGGATGCTAATGCCGCGGTAGCGAAAAGCCTTTATCAACAAGCCATGTCAGGAAATACCACGGCGATGATCTTTTGGCTAAAGACAAGGGCTAAATGGCATGAGAGCGTTAAGCACGAGATAACAGGTGAGAATGGCCAACCAGTTGCAATGCAGATCTCATGGGCGCAACCAGAATAATTATTCCTTATGCGCCAAGGCCTCAGCAGCTAAGGATTCATGACGCGTTAGGAGAGAAGCGTTTTGCTGTTGTAGTGGCTCATAGAAGATTAGGAAAGTCGGTCTCCGCGGTTAATCACCTTATACGCGAGGCGGTACAAAATAACCGCGAGGCTCCAAGATATGCGTTCATCGGGCCTACTTATTCTCAGACCAAGCGAGTCATCTGGGATTACCTCCTCAAGTTTACCGAGCCCCTTAACGCCACTGCCAATATTGCAGAATTACGGGTTGATTTCTGGGGCAGACGCATCCAGCTTGCGGGGTCTGATAACCCAGACTCTCTTAGAGGACAGTATTTCGATGGGGTTGTATTCGACGAATTCGGGGATCAGAACCCTAAGATATGGTCGGAAGTGGTTCGTCCGGCCTTATCGGATCGGATGGGATGGGCACTCTTCTTGGGAACCCCAAAGGGAAACAACCACTTTAAGAGCCTGAGAGACCATGCGTCAGAGCATAACGATTGGGCATTGTTGGAGTTCCGAGCATCCGAGACAGGTCTTATTCCTCAAGCTGAACTCGACGCAGCCAAGTCCGAGATGGGCGACGACAAGTACCTACAGGAGTTTGAGTGTTCCTTCGACTCAGCTATTGAGGGAAGCTACTACGGGCAGCTTCTCAATGAGTTACCGTCTGAACGATTCCACGACATACCTGTAGATGGGTTAGCTAAGACTTACTGTGCTTGGGACTTAGGGATAGGCGACTCCACTGCGATCTGGGTTTGCCAGAGAGTAGGCCTAGAGACAAGATTGATCGACTTCGTAGAGAACCACGGTCAAGGACTCGATTGGTATGTGAACTGGCTGAGGACTAATCATTACGAGTTAGCCGAGCAGTTACTGCCTCATGACGTGCAAGTAAGGGAGTTAGGCACTGGTCGCTCTAGGATGGAACTCTTACAAGAAGCAGGTCTGAATATCACGATTGTGCCAAGGATGGGTGTTGACGATGGGATACAGGCGGTGAGAAGGCTGATCCCTTTTTGTTGGTTTGACTCTAAGACTAAGCGCGGAGTGGACGCACTACGCAACTATAGGAGACAATACGACGATAAGCGTCAAGTTTACTGGGATAAGCCTCTTCATGATTGGGCATCTCATGCTTCTGACGCATTTCGGTATTTGGCAATAGGTATGTCTGAGACAACATCTTGGTCAAAGCCTCTCAAACCTAACGTATCTTGGGTGGTCTAAATGGATGACGGACGATTAAAGGCGATTCTCCAAGGTGAGATTGACAACGCGATAGGTTTCTTAGAGACCGAGACCGTAGAACAGCGTAAGAACGCGCTTACGGCCTACATGCGTGATCCTTACGGAAACGAGGTCGAGGGTCGCAGTCAGATCGTAACCGGAGAGGTTGCAGAGGCTATCGACGGGATGCTACCGCCTCTCATGCGTCTTTTCACTTCTGCTGACCAGATTGGTGTTTTCGAGCCTGTAGGCCCAGGCGATGAACCTATGGCCATGCAAGCCACCGAGTACACAAACTGGGTGCTGATGAAGCAGAACCCAGGCATCTCGATCATGCACGATTGGTTCAAGGACGCGATCCTCCAAAAGGTCGGCGTTATCAAGGCCTACTGGGATGACTCCATATCTGTCACGAAAGAACAGTACGCCAACCTGACAGACGATGAGCTAGCGATGTTGATGTCCGACGGGACGATGGAGATCGCTGCTCAAGAGACGATTGAGCAGGACATAGACGGTCAAGTCATGCGTGTTCATAACGTAGCACTCATGAAGAAAACCAAGGCTGGCAAGGTCAAGGTTGAGAACGTACCCCCAGAGGAGTTCCTGATCTCCAAGGCAGGCAAGACCGTAAGGGATACGCCTTTCGTTGCACACAGGAAACTCATCACGAGGTCTGATCTTGTTGCGATGGGGTTCGATCCTGAGGTCGTGATGAACCTTCCGGTCTACAACGACCTGGAGTTTTCCGCTGAGTACATTGCTCGATACAACCGCGATGAACAACCTTACATGGAGCCAAGTCTTGATAAGTCGATGCAGACGGTTGAGGTTTTCGAGTGCTACTTAAAGACGGACTATGACGGAGATGGGATTGCAGAGTTACGAAGAGTGCATTTTTCTGGGAATGAAATTCTAAGTAACGAGGAAACCGACTATGTGCCGTTTTACTCCATCTGTCCTATTCCGATTCCTCATCGCTTTTTTGGGGATTGCCCTGCTGATCGCACAGTTGATCTCCAACTTATCAAGACTACTGTAACAAGGCAGATGCTCGATAACCTATACCTTCAGAACAATACCCGCATGGGTGCTGTAGAAGGTCAGGTCAACCTCGATGACCTCTTAAGCGTTACCCCTGGTGGTGTTGTCAGGATGAAGAATCCTGCCGCATTGGTTCCGATCACGACACCTCCTGTTGGTCAGCAAGCCTTTCCCCTGCTTGAATACTTAGATCAAGTCCAAGCCAAGCGTACAGGCGTTACAGAAGCCTCTCAGGGTCTTGACCCTAACATCCTTCAGAACGTGACTGCTGCGGCCATAGCAGCCCTTACGCAAGCCTCACAGGGCAAGATTGAGCTTATCGCTAGGATCTTTGCAGAAACAGGCGTAAAAGACTTGTTCAAAGGGCTCTTACACCTCCTATGCAAATATCAGGACAAAGCAGTCATTATTCGGATGCGTGGGCAATATGTTCAGTACGATCCAAGAGAGTGGTCGAACCAGTACGATGTGTCAGTGAATGTCGGACTTGGTACGGGCAGCATGGAACAAAAGATGGCGATGCTCTCAATGGTTCTCGCAAAGCAAGAGCAGATCATCCAGGCATACGGCCCGAACAATCCTTTAGTGTCTGTCTCTCAGTATCGTGCGACGCTCGGAAAGTTGATTGAGGCAGCAGGGTTCCCAGATTCAGCAGAGTTCTTCAAGCCAGTTACACCGGAAGTCGATGCTGCACTTGCACAACCGCAACAACAAGGCCCAGACCCTGCTGTGCAAATGATGATGGCACAGGCTCAAGCAGACATCGAGATCAAGCGTCAGAAAGCTATGGCTGACATTCAGCTTGCAAGAGAAAAGGCTTTGGCCGAGTTAGAACTCAAGCGCATGGAGTTTGAGGCAGAAGCTCAAATGAAGGCCATGAAGGTTGGCGCGGGTATAACTGGCAACGTCGAGATACCAGGGTAAATCATGGCTACTTACAACGGCTACACAACGGATCAGCTTAGAGCGTTTGTCGATCAGTATTTCTCAAACCCTAACAGCGCGGATGTTCAGTACCTCCTTAACCAAGGGCTGATCCCTGACACCAATCCAGATACGTTGTTGTACTTTGGCCTGACGAATATGTTGGGCTTTAGTCCTGACACCGCTAGGTCTGCCGTGTCGGATGTTTTTGCCCCAGCACCGCAAGAAGAAACATCGTCTAACGAACCGCCACCGTCTTACGAGCCTCCGTACGAGCCACCACCTGTTTATCAACCCCCTCCAGTTTATACGGCCACAGATGGCACTACGTTCAGTAGTGAAGCAGATAGAAACAACTATCAATCAGCAATAAACGCACAGCAGAAGCTACGCACAGACGCGCAAGCCATCGGGGTTAACTTGCCTTCTTCGTGGTTTGTGATGACACCTCAGCAGCAGTTTGATTGGTACGTTTCTAACAAGTTTGGAAGCGACAAACTCAAGGCTTTGGGCGTAACCGACGCTAATCTGCTGAAAGCGGTTGATGATGCAATCAAGCCCGTAACCGTAACGGATGTCGTTAATACGATTTCACAACCAATAGACCAAAATCAGACAACAAACCAGACCGTAAACCAACAAGTCAACCAGGGAACTACAACCGTGACTGCTCCAACTCTACAGTCCTGGCAGAAATTAGATGCCTCTGGGAACATCGTAGACAAAACGATGGCTGACTATACGTTTACAGAAATGGTTCCGTTTGCTCAGAACCTGATCTCGCAGCAGCAAGCGGCTGGTAAGTACATTACGCCAGATGAGTTCAGAGTGTTTGCTGGTCAACAGGGCGTACCTGATAGCCAAATGGCTGCGTTAATTGCGTCCCTTAATTTCCCTGCTGCCCCAGTAACAAATCAGCCAACGACAAACACCACAACAACAACAGGCCCGAAACCATTGTCTGCGTACACTAGCGCAGAGATGATTCCGTATATACAGAATCTCTTCCGAGATAACCCGTCTGCTACCGCGCAGATGGTCAGGCAGTACGCGATGTCGCAGAATGTCCCTGCGAGTGTGATTGATGCCGCTTTGAGTGGTGTTCAGGTTCCTACTGCTAACTTCTCGCAGTTCACCGTGGGCGGAGGTAACACTCGTCTTGCAACACCGACTACTGACTTCTTCTACGGTGCTGGCCCGACACAACAAGCACCCTATATGTTTAAGTCAGGGGCGGCTGGTTATACCCGTTTGTTACCTCAGTCCCTAGAGTTTGGCATCCCTGCTGTCACCGGAACTAAGCCTTTATTCCAGCCTGGGATCTTTGATAAGACTGCGCTACAGAAGGCTTACGAAAGCCAAACGGGTGAAAGTTATGGCGGCGAAGTAATCCCTGCTAATGACATCAGGCAGGCAAGCTACATGGGCGGGAAGATCACGCCAGATAAGATCGCTTACGAGAAAGGCGGGAAAGTCAAAGGTCTGCTTGGGCCAAAGCCTGATAGCCCTGATGATGGTTATGCAAGCCTACAGGTTGGCGAATACGTCATTCGTAAGAAGGCTGTCAATAAGTACGGAGAGGATTTCCTAGAGGCTCTGAACGAGTCACGAATCCCTAAAAAGAAAGCTAAAGGACTCTTATGACGCAACGTTGGGAACGAGCAAAGGCTTTACTTGGTGATGAGTTTCTAAACGAAATCTTCGCTGAGTTGGAAAAAGACAACATCGAGCGTATTATCAATAGTCATCAGGACGACATTGAGCTTCGTGAAGACTCGTATCTCATGATTAGCGCAGTGCGTCGTGTGAAAGCGCGTCTTGAGTCCGTTGCCGCCGAAGGCGAGATGAACAAGAGACGATTTAAACTTTTTAAATGAGGTTAGTTTATGGAAAGCAGCAACCCGACAGGGACTAGCTTGACAGTGGGACAGGCAGCGGATGCCTTCTTGGGTTTAATGGGTGGCGGCGAACCTCCTCCGGAGCAAGTTCAAGACCAACCAGAAGAACAAGAAGTTGTTGCTAGTGAATCCGAGGAAGCAGTAGAGGAGGCTCAAGAGGAGGAACAGCGTTTTGTCGTGAAAGCGGCGGGTGAAGAGCGCGAGGTGACCCTCCAAGAGTTGATCGAAGGCTACCAAAAAGGAACGGATTACCATAAAAAAACTAACGCGCTTGCAGAACAGCGTAAAGCAGTAGAAGCGGAAAAAGCCGCTGTCGAGCAAGCAAAGCAGGCACGAGATGCCTACGCCGAGCGACTGAAAGTGATGGATCAATTTTTGAGCCAGCAGATGCAAGGTGAGGATATTGAGAGTTTGAAAGAGACCGACCCGATTGCTTATGCGGTGAAGGTCGCGGAAATGACTCGCCAAGAGAAGCAACTCCAGCAGTTAAGAGCCGAGCAGCAACGCATTGCCAGAGAGCAACAAGCCGAGCAAGAGGTTCATATGGAGAGGCGTATCGCGGAGGAGGCGCAGAAGGTTGCTAGTGCAATCCCAGACTACGCCGATCCGAAGAAGGGTGAGAAAGTCCGTAGTGATTTAAGAGCGTTTGCAAAAAGCATAGGTTATTCGGATGCGGAACTTGCAAGTGCCACTGACTCTCGTGCCGTGGTGACGTTATGGATGGCCGCGCAGTATCAGAAGTTGCAACAGAGTAAGCCTGGGGTAACCAAAAAGGTGACAGAGGCTCCGAAGTTGTTAAAGCCTGGGACTGCAACAGGTAAGACCATTCAGTCAGAAGCAGCAAAACAGGACTTTGCGCGTCTCAAAAAGACAGGTTCTAGACAGGACGCAGCAAGGGTTTTTGAACGATTTTTGTAATTGGAGTAATCATGACTGTTCCTTCAGGCACTTTTCAGACCTTCACCGCTATCGGTCAGCGTGAAGATTTAACCGATGTTATTTACAACATCAGCCCGACCGAGACCCCTATCCTTTCGTCGCTTGCTCGCACGAAAGCTACCGCTGTTTATCACGAGTGGCAGACAGATACCCTGGCAGCAGCAACCACCAACAACGCTCAAGTTGAAGGTGACGACGCTACAGCGGCAACCATCAGCCCAACAACCCGTCTCGGTAACTACACGCAGATTGTCTCTAAGACGATCCAAGTGTCGGGAACCATGATGGCCGTTGATCTTGCAGGCCGTCGCGCCGAGAAGGCTTATCAGCTTTCCAAGGCTTCGCAGGAACTCAAGCGAGATCAGGAAACGATCATTTCTGCTAACCAGGGACGTAGCGCAGGCAACTCGTCCACGGCTCGCAAGATGGGTTCGTTGTTGTCTTGGCTCAAGACCAACTCGAACTACAACACCACTGACGGTGCTAACCCCACCACTATTGGTGTTTCGACTCGTTCGGATGGCACGACTCGCACCTTCACCGAGGCAATCCTCAAGGATGGCGTTCAGCAGGTTTACACCTCTGGCGGCAGTCCCAAGATCCTCGTGGTTGGCCCTGCACTCAAGCAGACCGTTTCGGCCTTTGCAGGTATCGCAGCACAGCGTTACATGGCTCCTTCTGACGCACCGACGACCATCATCGGCGCAGCAGATGTGTACCTGAGCGACTTCGGCTCGATCTCTGTAGTCCCAGATCGTTTCGTGCGTAGCCGTGATGCGTTCATCCTTGACCCCGAGTATGCAGCGATTGGTTATCTGCGTCCTTTCCAGACCAACGAGCTTGCCAAAACTGGCGACTCGGAGAAAACTCAGATTCTTGCTGAGTTCACGATGGAGATGCGTAACGAGGCTGCTCACGGTATCCTGGCTGACCTCAAGACAGCGTAACAAAAACTGTGGTAAAAAAGAGGGAGGCGTAACAACCTCCCTTTTTTTATGCTCAAAACTAAATTTCACGCAACCGACGACCAGTATGTCTTTGAGAGAATTCAGGACATATCTGCAATCATCGAGCAAAACAAGGCACTCTATAACGCCACTGATGAGCGCGAGCGATGGGGTGAGTGGACACGTTACGCTCAACTACCTTATGCGGTGATTGACGATCTAAACAAACTAGGGATCATGCGAGGTTTTGCCGTCGCAGACGAGAAGAAATTCAGGGCGTGGATGAACGACCCAGAAAACAGACACTTTAGAACTAGACCAGGGAAAGTATGAAGATAGCCTTTTGTGTTCCATGTCGGGACACGATGATGACGGGGACAGCCTTCGATATGGCTCGATTGGCTGCATACGATGGGGCCAATAGGTGTGCGCTAACAGGAGGTTCTTTCCTCTTGTATACCGCGCCAGGAACACTCATATTCAGTCAGAGAGAGTCTTTGGCTAAGGAAGCGTTAGCGGATGGTGCTGAGTACATCCTATGGGTGGACTCGGACATGAGGTTTCCTAAGAACACGTTAGAGAGACTGTTAGCCCACGGCGAAAAGATTGTCGGGGTCAATGCAGTCACAAGACGAAAACCAGTTCTACCGACAGCGATTAACTTTCACCAAGACAAAGAGATCTTTGAGAAGATCGAGAGTCGAGGCAAGAAGGGTATCGAGGAGGTGACTGCTGTAGGCTTTGGAGTTGTCTTGACCCATAAGTCTGTGTTTGAGGCTATGCCGCAACCGTGGTTTGATGTAGTATGGGGGGCGGGTGGTCTAATTGGCGAAGATGTGCATTTCTGCGTAAAGGCCTTAGATCACGGGATAAAGACTTTCGTGGATCACGAATTGAGCCTCGAAATAGGACACATCGGGACGCACGAATACCGGTGGAGCGATGTCGAATATGGCCCTAAGCACCTACAGCGAACTACAGACGACCATAGCTAATTATCTCTCACGAGATGATCTTACTTCCGCGATCCCTGACTTCATCCAACTCGCAGAGATTCGACTCCGTAGAGATCTACGCCTGCGCCAAATGCTTACGCAAGCATCGATCACGGCGACAGGTGGAGTCTCGACAATTAGCCTACCTAGCGACTTCCTGCAAGCAAGGGATGTGTACGTTGACTCTGACCCCGACTTCCCAGTTACGTTCGCAACGCCGAGCATCTTTATTCGGAACGGTCGGACGAACCAAAGTGGTGTACCAGCTTTCTACACGATCCTCGGGTCAACGATTCAGTTTGCCCCAATTCCTGACAGCAATCACGACATCAAGATCCTCTATTACGCCGCCCCTGCGTTTTTATCTACGTCAAACACGTCAAATCTCTGGCTTACGACCTGTCCGGATGCACTCCTCTACGGGTCGCTTGGCGAGGCTGAACCTTATCTCATGAACGATCCCAGGCTACAGACCTGGGGTGCGCTTTATGATCGTGCGATTGCCGCACTGACCCGATCTGATGAGGAGAGTCAGTATTCGGGTGTGCCTTTAACGATGACGTTGGCTAAACGATGAGAGTCAACTTTGGTGAGTGGTTGCCGGATCAACCAGGGGTAGCGGGTGCCCTGGTCGAGGCGTTGAACGTTATTCCTCAACAGGTGGGTTATGGCCCTTTATCTGCGCCTAGTGAATGGAGCAATGCTGCTTCAGAGTCGCTTAATCAGGTTGTGTCTGCGACTTCTACGGATGAGTCAAACACGGTCTTTGCGGGCGGCGAGACGAAACTATTCAAGCTAGGAACAAACAGGAACCTAACGGACGTTTCTAAGGCTGGAGGTTATACAACCCCTTCGGATCAGAAATGGCGTTTCGCTCAGTTTGGCAACAGGCTGATTGCCGCTAATGGCGGTGACAGGCTTCAGGGATGGTTATTAGGCACATCCACAGCCTTTGCAGACCTTGGTGCTGCTGCGCCTAAGTCAAGGTATGTAACGACGGTCAGAGACTTTGTGGTTGCAGGATTCAACAACGGAACAACGGTTTACCCCAATAGAGTCGAGTGGTGCGCGTTGGGTGACGAAACAAGTTGGACACCTTCCGCTACAACACAGGCAGACTATCAGGACATCCCAGACGGTGGGCATGTCAAGGGTTTGACGGGCGGTGAGTTTGGGCTTGTGTTTATGGATCGTGCGGTTGTCCGTATGTCCTACGTTGGAAGCCCTCTTGTGTTTCAGTTTGACACGATCTCGCGTGGTTTAGGGTGCATGGAGGCTGGATCTATCGTTCAGTACGCAGGGTCGAGCTTCTTTCTCTCTGATGATGGGTTTTATGTCTGCAACGGGCAGACTGTGCAGTCTATTTCCGTTGAGAAGATTGATCGTTGGTTCTTTAATACAGTAGACATCTCGCAGTTGTCAACGATGTCTGCTGCTGTAGATCCTCTTAAAAACCTCGTGATCTGGGCGTTTAAGACGGTAGACCAAACGACTGCTTTGCTTATCTACAACTTCAATCTTTCTAAGTGGTCTCATGCTGAGGTTACGTTAGATTCGATTGCATCTTCAACGGCGATCACGACATCTTCCTCGTCTGGTCTCACGTTAGAGCAACTAGACGCATACGGGAGCATTGATACGCTACCTGCAAGCCTAGACTCTTTTGGGTATACGGTTACGTCTAACCTTCTTACAGGAACCATAGGCACAAAGATCGCAGCTTTCTCAGGGTCAAACTTAACGGCCAGCATTATTACGCCTGACCTTTCCATGAATGACATGCCTTCGGTTGTTACTTTGGTAAGACCTGTCATTGACAGCGGTTCTTGTTCAGTACAGATCAACTCCAGAAAGCGTTTGAACCAACAGACAGACTTCACGGGTTCCACATACGCCTCGAACTCTGACAACAGGATAGGTCTACGCTCGGCAGGGACTTACCACCGACTGAATGTGATTCCTTCTGGTGTGTGGACATCTGCGGTAGGTTTAGATGTGACGGTTGTCCCGCAGGGTGTGAGATGATCTTCCGAACGCTGCCTCCTTTTGGTGGCGATCAGCGAGCAGTTGCTGAGATTGTCCGTGGCATCATGGACGGAAAGACGAACAACACGGGAACGGTGACGCTTGCCACAGGAAACGCCACCACAACCACGATCACAGACGCGAGAATAGGGGTAGAGAGCAAGATCATCCTCGTTCCTTACTCTGCTAATGCCTACGCTGATTCGATTCCATACGGCTCGTTTTATGACCTCAACGACCAATCTGCCGCGAGCACGACAACAGCATACGCAATCACGTTTTCTAACACCGACCTGACGAACAATGTTTATCTTTCTAACTCAAGTCGGATCAATGTAAGGGCAGCGGGTAAATACAACTTCCAGTTCTCGATACAGTTTGCAAACGATGACTCGCAGATCCAAGACGTAGATGTCTGGGTTAGAAAGAACGGGACTGACATTGCTGACTCAAACTCAAAATTCTCAATTGACTCTAAGCATGGGTCGGTCAAGGGTCATGTCATTGCCGCACTGAACCTCTTTATAGACCTTGCGGCTAACGATTACATTGAGTTGATGTGGTCTACAACGTCAACGCTTGTCATCATCGAGCATATCCCCACCCAGACGAGCCCGACGAGGCCTGCGACTCCTTCGGTGATTGCCACGATGCAGTTTGTGGGCGGGTTTTCTAACGGTGGCGTGTATGTTTCGAGCGTTACGAACGGATCTGCTGTGATTACGCACTTTCCAAACTCAGCCTCTGACAAAACGTATGGTTATGTGGTGGTCGGATGAATGTTCAATATATCAAGCCCGAAGAACTCAGGACGGTCTGGAAGTACATCAAGCCAGGATTGGAAGTCATCCTCACCAAAAGTCCGGAATCGTGGATACCTGAAGATATTTATGCGGACTGCTTTGCAGGAAGATCACTTCTTTGGGTCTTTGTTGAGGATAATTCTGTTGTGGGCTTTGTTGTTTTGCAGCCTATCGGCGATAATTTGCATGTTTGGTGCGCTTATGGCAAGGGAGATCTTGATGCAGGCTTGGCTCATGTTCTCGGCATTGCGAGAAGTGGTGGCGCAAAAACTATCAGCTTTGATTCGTGGCGTAAAGGCTGGGATCGCAAGGCTAAAGCGTTAGGTTTTAGACCCCGAAAGTGGGTGAGAGAGGTTTAACATGGCTGGTGGTACGACAAACACGGTTACGAGAACCGAACTTGACCCGACAATGCGTCCGTATGTCCAGTATGGACTACAGGAAGCGCAAAGGCTTTATCAACAAGGTGCGCCTGAGTTTTACACAGGCCAGACCTATGTAGGCCCGTCTCAGCAGACTCAATCTGCGCTGTCTGCCATGCAGACAAGGGCTATGCAAGGCAATCCGCTTGTACCTTTGGCGCAACAACAGTTAGCAACGACGTTAGGTGGGTCACGCGCTGAGACTTTGGCAGGAGCAACAAGTCCGGTCTTAGCTAACACGGTTGCCGGCGGCTATCTTGGACAAAATCCTTATTACACAGCCGCACTACAACCTGGGTTTCAGGCAGCAACAACTCAGTATCAAGATGCAATCAACCAGATGCGTTCTCGTGCGTCTCAGGCTGGACGATACGGGACTAACGAAGCACTCATGAGTCAAGAGCAACGCGCACAAGGCGCACTTGCTAACGCACTCGCGGGACAGGCTGCACAGCTAGGTTACTCCGGCTACGAAGCAGAGAGAGGCAGGCAACAACAAGCACTAGGTATGGGACTGGATCTCTACGAAGCAGAGAGGGCCAGACAACAAGCGGCAATCGGTGCTGCCCCAGGTTTGGCCGCACAGGACTACACGGACATAGGACAGCTAGCGCAGGTTGGACAGGCGACAGAAGGCTACCAACAAGCAGCACTGCAAGACGCAATTCAGAGATTCAACTTCCAGCAACAGGCTCCTTACTCGGCATTACAGTCTTTCTTGTCTGGTGCTTACGGTGCTCCAATGGGCCAGCAAACAATACAGCCAACTTACTCTAATCCTCTTGCTGGCGTTCTTGGTGGTGCATTAACTGGAGCGAAGTTAGGTAGTGCGATACCAGGGTTAGGCACTGGTTTAGGTGCTGCCGCTGGTGGACTGCTTGGTTTGCTTGGGAGATAACAGTGTCTACTAGCAACTTTCTCGGTGGTGTATTTGGTGAGATGCCTTCCTACATGGGAGGCTTGTTAGGCGCAGAAGATCAGGAAAAACTAAGGCAGCAGGCGCAAGAACAAGGCCTGCTTAACCTTGGTCTTACATTGCTTGCAGGATCAGGCAGAAGTCCTGTCCGTAGGTCTACAGGTGAACTTGTAGCGCAAGGATTGCAGGCAGGACAGCAGGCCTATCGTGGTGCTATGCAGCAAGCGGTGCAGGATAAAATAATTGGCACTCAACTTCAAGAAGCAGAAAGGAAAAGGCAACAGCAAGAGGCATTACGCACTGCTTTGCCAAACTTGGTTATCCCTGGTCAAGCAGGACAACCTCCAGCAATTAACCAAGAGGTTGCGGGTCAATTGTCATCAATTCTGCCTCCGGCTGACTTTGAAAAACTGATGGGCGGCTTGCAGAAACAGTTCGAACTTTCGCAAGGCAAAGTTGGTAAAACGAGCGTTCAATCCATCTATGACCCTGCGACAGGAAGAGAGAGAAAAGTTGTTGTCGATGAATTAGGCAATGTGGTGCGCGAAATTGGTGGTGTAAAGGCAGAAGAAGTTAAACCTCCAAGGCCAGTATCAATTATGGATATTGCCTTTGCTAAAGCCGGTATAAAGCCTGAAACGCCACTTGTAGACATTTCGCAAGAACAACTCAACAAGGTTGTTAGTTCGTACAAAGAATTGTCAAGCAAGCCTGAAATTAACATCAGGATGGGCGAAGGCCAAAAGGGTTTTGAAAACGAGATGAAGTTGTCATCCGGATTCAAAAACGAGCCTGTTTATAAAGCCTTCCAAGAAGTTAAGTCTGCGTACGGTCAAATTACCAAGGCTATTGATTTAAGGT